CACCTGCATTTGACGGCAACGTTTACGTTGGATTTATCCACCCTGACGTTTCCTACGATCTGCGTAAAGCTACAGCCGTAACTGACGTTATTCAACACCAAATCCGCCAAGATGGAAATGCTGTCCGCACTGGTAGCATCGGTACATTCGGTGGAGTTGACTTCATTGAAACACCAAGAATCACGCTAACCGCTGACGCTGGTGCTTCCAATGTTGATGAATACAAAACTGTAATAGTTGGTAGACAAGCTCTTGCGAAAGCACACAGCCGGGCAGCCGGTTTCGGTGCGGACCCAAGCATCGTGTTCGGTCCTGTAACCGACAGCTTGCGTCGATTCAACACAGTTGGTTGGTATCACCTTGTAGGATACGGAAGATTCCGTGAGGAATGTATCCGAAGGATTGAAACATCATCCTCAATAGGCGCTAACTGATAGCTCCTAATTAGATAGCAGGGTAGGCTGACTGTACTGGGAGGTTAGCCTACCCTCTATCTTTCTGCATTCAATTAGATTATTATTGTGAATCATGGAAGATGAACAAGTAGATGTAGTTATAGCTGCTGAGACAATAGAAGCCAGCGTTGTAACTGATAAGGAGAACGCCGATGGCTAGTGGTCTTTACGGAAAAACGTTTCTTAACTCTTTGAATAACAGTCATGCGTTAGACCTGGACAATGACACGATCAAGATTATGTTGGTTACGTCATCGTACAGCCCTGACTTTGGAGCGCATGATTTCAAAGACGATGTAACTAATGAGGTATCTGGGACAGGGTATACCGCTGGTGGTAACACTCTTGGAAGCGTAACCCTTACTCAAACAGGTGGCACGATCAAGTTCGATGCTGCTGACACATCATGGTCATCTTCAACAATCACCGCCGCTAGAGGTGCTGTGATTTATGATGATACTGTGGCAAGTGATCCGCTTATTGCGTATATTGATTTTGGTTCTGATTTCTCATCAGCTAACGGAACGTTTACGATTGCGTTTAATGCTGGCGGTATTTTCACCATTGATCTAACTCCGTAGGAGGGTAAATGCCTGAGTCTAATTTTCCGTCTAGTCTTGATACAGACGCTAATAGTAGCCTTCCTAAAACTATTTCTAATACTGCTGCGTTAAATAACCCTAACCATGCTGAGATGCATGGTAGGAGCAACGATGCGATTATAGAAGTTGAAACTAAGTTAGGTACTGGTAGCAGTTCTGCTTCTACTGGTGCTGTGCTTATAGGTACAGGTTCAGGTGCTTCTGCGTGGGACACGACACCTACGTTTGTTGGTGATGTGACAATCCCAGAAGGGGATTTGATTCTTGGTTCTACAGCAGTTACTTCGACTGCTGCTGAGATTAATTTGCTTGATGGTTCTACTGCTGGAACGGTGGTTGCGTCTAAGGCTGTTGTTGTTGACGCTAATAAGGATATTGCTAGTTTCCGTAATGTTACGCTGACTGGTGAGTTGGATGCAGCTACGCTTGATTTGTCTAGCTCTGCTGATATTGCTGGCGATTTGGTGTTGTCTGGTGGCGCTGATGGTGCGTTGCAGTTCACGAATGCTGGTGAGAACTCTATTAAGATTCCTGATAACCAGGCTTCTGCTTTGATTATTGAGGAAGCTGATAATGCGTATATTACGTTTGTGACTTCTAATGGTTCTGAGGCTATTACGGTTGCTAAGACAACTAATTTTAGTGGCGATATAGATGTTGATGGGACTACGACGATTGATAATTTGGTGTATGCCGGTACGTTGTCTGGCGCTAATCCTATTCCGAAGGTTATTTATGCTACGTCTGGTGCTGCTAATGAGGCTAGTCATACGTTGAATAATCCGGCTATTTATATTTCTGTTGATGACCCAGATGGTGGCGATGATACTGCTGCTAATGGCGATATATGGATTGATCTTGACTAATGCCTAGTTTAAAAGTTCGTCACGGTGGTTCGTGGGTTACCATTGATAATGGTACTGCTTTTAAGGTTTATCATGGTGGTCAGTGGGTTAACCCTAATAAGGTTAAGGTTCGCAATGGTGGTGCTTGGGTTGATGTCTGGTCTAAATCTGACCCTGTTAAATACACGTTTGTAGCTAACAGGTCAAAGTCTTTTAGGCACAATGACGGATCTTGGTCAACCGCACCAACAGCTAACGCTGTTAGAAATGGTGTTTTTTCAGGTTCAAGTAACACTCCTTACGTTGGCGTATTTGGTTTTAGTACAGAATCTGGAGGACAAACATTAGCTCAAGTTCTTGCAGAAAGACCATACATAACTAATGCCGCACCTACCGCTGGAGGGTCTGCGGAAAACTATATTGAACTTCGTAGAATGACAACAGCAGATTCTGCTACTGGTCTTGGAGATGCGTATGGAAGCTGGTATATAGCTAGATACACTGGTGATACTACTGATGGTAGCCCAGACGCTGATAAAGTTAGTTTTACTACTACGGCTGTAAAGACATATTCAAGCGGTGACCCGTTAAGTAGAGGCGAAACTGCTAAATGGGATTTGAACGGTAGTGACGCTAATCGCACAAAAATGCAAACGTTTGTAGATCATGCAGATGCTAAACCGTTGGTGTTGACGAATGATACTTCAGTTACAGCTCTTAAAACAGCTATAGGTTCAGGAAGCGCAGACACTGAATACGCCGTATTCTATGGTGCTACTGAAGCGACACCACCGAAACTTGTGATAACTTTAGATTACGTTTCGTCATAAGGAAAACATGGAACTTAGCCCAGTAGAGATACTTCAAGAACTAGAAAGACAATACCCACTACAACTAAAGATTTGCATACAAGCAGTACAAATCAGAAAGCTAATAGAACAACAAAATGATACCGACGACGAGTAAACACGTTAACATCGAACTACTACACCCAGAGTTCAAACGCAGACTAGAAGCATTCTTTAGAGACAGCCGTATCCGCAACAAAATCAAAGTCGTATCAGGGGTACGCACCTACAGTCAACAGAAGTACCTGTTTGACGGTTTTAAGGCTAAACGACCTGGTTTCAATCTGGCAGCCAACCCGGATCGCAAAACAGCGTCAGGTTTCCAAGGGTCATATCACATGCAACAACCAGCGTTCGATAACTGGGGTTATGCCGTTGATTTTAGAATTACTGGTAAAGGCATCAGTACTTCTCAAGTGAACGCCATAGCAAAGTCATATGGCATGGTTGCCTATGTGCCTGGCGAGTGGTGGCATCATCAGCCTTGCAAAGTCGTAAACGGCAAAGTCAAATGGTTTGATGCACCAGCATTAAAAGGCACGAAAGCTAAGAAAACAGCGAAGCAAGATGTTAAGGGTATTGCTGCTGCGTTTGCTGAAATAGAAGCTCTGGTTACTACTCATCCTTTGAAGAAAGGATCTAAAGGGGCAGCAGTCAAAGTGGTGCAACAGTTGTTAGCTGCTAAGGGATTGTATCGGTACAAAATAGATTCGGATTATGGCAGACTTACTCGAAAGGCTGTTGTGGAGTTCCAGAAGCGTCGGCTACTATATGTTGACGGCGTAGTTGGACCAAATACTTGGAAGGCATTATTACGATGAAAGAATATCTAGATTTACTTGAGCGATGTGCAGCAACGTTTGTACAAGCAGCAGTAGCCACGATCAGTGGTAACAGCTTCCTTGACATGGGCGTAAGCAACTGGAAACTTGTTATAGCTTCTGGGTTTGCTGCTGTGTTGTCAGTTCTTAAGAGCTGGGCTGCTACGAAGATTGGCGATAAGTCATGTTCTTTGGCTGGTAAGACTACCGCATCTGAGGAGTCCCTTTACGGCGACGAATAGAGGTTGAATGGCTACAAATTTTCCTGGTAGTTTAGATACTTCGACTCAGCAACCTACTATTGCTTCTACGGATGAGATGGATGATTCCGGTAAGGAGCATGATGTTGTTCATACGAATCATTCTGGTGCGATTATTGCGTTAGAGACTAAGTTGGGTACTGGTGATACGACTGCTTCTGATGGGGCGTTGTTGGTTGGTACTGGTTCTGGTACGTCTGCGTGGGATACTACGCCTACGTTGGTTGATAATGTGACTATTACGAAGGAGCAGGCTAGTAGTGGTTTGACTTCTTTGTTGACGTTGAAGTTGACTGATGCTGATAATTCACAGAATCTTGTTACTGG